TCTATTTTATAAAGAAGTAATGGCATTGCATATGTATTCCCAGAGTTGTATATCAAATCATCTGCGACTGCTCTTGGTTTTGATCCTTGATCTAATTTATACTTATCATCACGACAATGCAACCTCACAAGTTTTTCTGCGTGATGACGAGTAATAATATATGATGCTGTTGAAAAATCATTGACAAATCTCTTATGCATCTTAATAAACAACTGACCTGGATTTATAATTGCTGTTTGAAATACATCAAAATCATATGGTATCTTTGACATGACATCTCTCCAAGTGAAAGACCAATACCTTACAGGATCAAAATCACAATCATCTTCTACAATAAATGCATATGGTTCATCTGTTTTAAGAAACTCTTTCATTGCTTTTAGATGAGATGTCACACAACCAACCTCACCAGAGTTCATATTATCTGGATACTTTCCTTTCAATATATCACTTAGATCATCTTCACGACCATCATATGCAGAGATACGTGTATAGTTCTCAATCTCCCAATACTTAAATTGAGTCTCCATATAAAACCATCTCTCTGGTTCACCATCTAAGTTAATACAATAAACTGGTGGTATTCCTTTTAGTTTGTAAGCTGCTTTGTTTTTGTCCATATTAATCAAGAATATCTATGGTGGGAGACCAACCTAAAGATTTAAGTATTGTTATGTCTGCACATAAAGAATCAGGTTCACCTGGTGTATCTTCTTTTATAGGAAGATCACTCTTTCCAAGTTTTTTTGCTAGTTCTAAAACTGAGTGATTTTTACCAGTTCCTATATCTAATACACCTCTAAATTTATCAGGTATTAAAGTACATATTGCTGTTACGATGTCATCAACATGAATCCAATCTCTTCTATGTCGAGTCAAATACTTAGCGGTATTATCTTGCAACATTCTATAAAGCATATCCTCTCTACTTTTTTCCTCAGCCCATACGTTAAAGAATCTCATACCAACACTATTAGGTGGTGCTTGTATTTCATTTACTTTTTTTGTGATTGCATAGGGATTATGCCACCAACCATGAGCACCTGCAGAACTAGCATATAATAATCTAATATTATTTCTTCCACAGTAATCAAATAAAGTTTTGGATTTAACTACATTATTCTCCCAAAATCTATCGGGATTTTCAAAACTTTCTCTTAGTGCAGCAAATGCAGCAAGGTGAATAACAACATCATATCTTATAGAATCACATGCATGAAATCTAATAAAATCACGAACGTCATCTGGAAAATCCAATCCACGAACTTCATGACCTTCATCTTGTAAATGTTTATAGACATGACTGCCGATAAAACCTTTATGTCCAGTTACTAAAATATTCATTTAATAAATTTTCTCCCAATCAAATCTTACAAAATCAGTTGACCAACTATTTGTATTTTTTTTATATTCAAATAATTTATGATTATGTCTCGTATCTCTATTAATATTTGCCTCCCCCTCTGGAATATAATCTAAAAACATATCCATTCTTACATTAACATTTAACTTACCTTGTGCTCGATACCAAAATGTAGGGTCAGTTTGACCGTAATGTCCAACGAGATCCTCTTCACACCCACCAACATTCCAATAATCCTCTAGTTTCAATAAACATACAGCTGGATGTTGTTGTCCATTTTTTTCATGATAGGGATTTTTAGGAACTCTGCGGTTAAATTTAAAACAATTACCTGATGGTGAATCACATAAACTTATCATAGAGTTAGCAAGTTCTTCAGATACTAAAGTATCCATATCCAAAATTACCATCCATTCTGTTTTACATTCTTGTGCAGAAAGATTACGAACACCTGCTATATTACATATTAAATCTTCTTTTACTCTGTAAATTGATAGATTCAAATCACTTAAATCAATTTCTGATAGGACATCAGTTGCTTTATCTTCACTACAATCATCAATAATACAAAAAGAAAATTTTTTCTTTAAATCATTTGACCAAGATTTCCATCCTAATACGTGTTCTCTCAGAACATCATTCTGATTATAAAATGAAAGATTAATTGTTATCACACTCATAAAAATAACTCCACAAATCAAAAGTGTTTTTATCTATAGATGTTTTATCTATCCAAGGTTTAGACCCATTAAAATGAAAGATAGAAGATCCACCAGGATTCCTATTCTTTTTCCACATTCTATTGTAAATCTCTGGTATAGGATTTATTATACCATGTTTTGAGAAAAAATCATTTAAAAATGATTGATCTGACATTTTTATATCATAGGTGTCTGATTCTAAAGCGTTAGTAATATTATTATAGGTGTTAATTTCTGGTTTGACAACTAAAACACCTGCTTCAATTCCAGAGTAGTTTAACATAGCAGATCCACCTATTACAGCTCCTAGTTCATCAACATCAAATAATTCATCTATATTATTCAATACAATTGTATCCGCATCTAAGTAAATTATCTTAGAATATTCTACCTGTTTCCATATGTTTATCTTAGTAAACATCTTCCAAGATTGATCTACCTTTCCATACCGATCAAGTATCTTATCTTTATGTTGTCCATTATAATATATTTTATCTGCGTCTACAATTTTTAAATTCTTTTTGTTTAAAATATCTCTTGATTCTTGAGATACATCATCGGTTACAAGAACAATAAAATCATTATTACAATTAGATAGTCTTACACTATTATAGAGTGCGACCACACCAGGTATAAAATTATCAGAACAGACATAAGTTAAATAAGCATTCATTATGAAAATACCATCTGAGTATTTGGAATTTGTGGTTCGTAAAGACCTTTTGATCTCAATTCAAAATCAATCAGAGGATTGTCAAGATGCATATAAGCATACAGACCAATCACTTCACAATCACCCCACCTATATCTATATCCTCCAGCCAACTCGTTAAATTCATCCAAGTATATCTTCCAAGAATCTTTATTAAACATCTCCCTATTATATACATTCAAGTTTCCACAGTTCCATTTTAAAGTATGAAACAATTCATTATCTACAGAACCATTTAAACTTTCTCTTAGTTGCTCATTCTTTACATTAATATTATACTTGTCAACGTAATACTTTATCCAATTAAAAAGATTATGTCTAGTTTGTAAATGATTTGGATTAAAATGATTCCAAGTAAATCCAGTTCCAAACATTCCATTTCGATTGTCTAACTCATCAAAAAAATCAAAATCTAATTTACTTTTGAACCAAGAATCATCATCTATCCTCATAAGATAATCAAACTCATCTAACTCTGGATAATTCATAAAATTATTCCAAAAATAATTAGCGTGTAGATATCCTATCCTACCTCTAAAATTACTTGCATATGGATTTCCTAGATTCCAAAACAGATCTTGCTCTTTAATATGATCAGGTATCTTTGCATCAGTTTTATGAAATCTATATTCTGTCTGGGTGTTTATAGATTTTATAGAATCTTGATATTCTTTACTATCATATCGATTACCATGATAAAAAATTAATGTTGTATAATTATGATGTTGATTATAGTTTAAATCCAAAAGAGTCAAACATTGTTTCAGAAGATTGTCTCTTGCTGATATCAAGAAAATACATTTGTTTTTCATTTAATATATTCTTCAATAATTGATTTAATTCTTTTTGCACTCATCTTCCAAGTATGAGTGGTTATGAAATGTCTATAAGCAATATTTACAATTTCCATTCTTTTATCTTCATTTTCAAGATAATAGTTCGCTTTTTCTAAAAATTCATTTTCATCAGAAAACATAGCACAATTATACCCATCAAGTACAATACGGAGATATGGACGGACACTATCATAAACTTTACTATCCATTCGATTACAAAGAATAAGACTTCGATTTCCAGCCATAACTTCAAAATAACGAGTTCCAACTAAATCAGCAGGCCCAGTTGTGATAAAACATATTTTAGATGCAGATAAATGTTTTGAATATTCATCATCAGAAAATATTGTTCCTGAGTAATTATTTTTATGCGATCTAACATTGACAAACAATTTATACTTATCAAGTTTAGATAAATTTGATAGAACTCTCTCCCTTAAATTTCCTGTTTGTTCTGGTCTTGTTACACCAGAGAAAAAAAGATCATGTTTATATTCCCCACCGTAGTTTTTAAACTGATTTTGATTTGCTGACCACATGATTCTATGAAAAGGAAATCCAGTATATTCTGTATAATATTCTATATCGTGATGAACTGTTAGAGCAGCAGTTGGTTGCATCTCTTTTATCCAATTAAGTTTATTCTTTAATCCTGTGTATTCCTTATTTAATATTGGAAATAATTTTACATTAGAATTTCTTATTAAGGAAATAGGTTTTCCCTCTCCACAATCCGTATGACCAAAACCAAGAAAGACAACATCATATCCATCAAATTCACTTGTAAATTTTGGGATAAAATTTTTAAATTCAATATCAAAAAATTCTTTTAATGCATAAAATATTTCACTATAATATGAACAATAACCACTTGATAATGATTTGCTAGGATGCTCACAAAAAAGTGCCTTCATCTTTTTCTCCAAGTTAATTCAACTTTGTTTTTAATATTATCTTTGTTTCTAATAAATGTTAGTCCATACCCATAAGGTAGAGTTGCATATTCTACATTTTTATCTTTTACAAAATCATCAACAGCCTTACTCATTCCAGTGCCAAGTGTATGGTGTCGTGTGTCGTGAGTGATTAAGATTCCATCATGTTTTAGGTAAGGATATATATTATTCAAATCAACTAATACCTCTTCTCCCACATGTGATCCATCATGAAGTATTAAATCATATTGTTCCAATTCAATATCATTAAATATTTCCGTACTATTACCATGATAAAAATTCCATCTATTACTATTTTTTGTAAACTCTGTAATTGATGGATTAATAGAGTAGTCAGTTACGTCACAACTCGTTAATATTCCTTCTGTTTCTTCTAAGGCATTTAATATTACATGAGTTGAGTATCCACTACCAAACTCAAAAACATTTTTAGATTCTAATCCAAGTACACAAGAATACAAAAAAGGATAATGTAAACAAAATCCTGTACTTGCAGATTTTGATTTTTGAAAAATATCTTCTAAAATATTCATAATACTCTACTATGATTTGATACGATTAATTGTGGCATAAGTTTGTTACCTCTAATAGTATTTGCAATACCTGGAAGTATAGTTGGTTTGATTCCTAGTTGATGACAAACAAAAGGAAAACTGATTTGATCTCTTGATGAAAACATGCAAATTTGTTCCCACCACATCCAACCTAATCGTTGAGTTAACTTAGTGTTTCTTTGAACTCTTACTGGTAATTCATACAAACCATTATGTTCAGGATAGCATACATCCTTATAAAAAGCAAGTTGATCTTCCAATAAGTTAGGATGATCAAACCTAATTTGTTTTACAAAATTACCTTCAATATATACACAGTCTCTCTCTGGATGTTTGAATACTGCTATGTCACTATCTTTTAAGTAAGTGTCAATAATTTCGCACGGATCTGCTTCTAAAATATGTGTTGAATCTATCCAAAAATAGTAATCGTAATCAGGTAAAAAAGCAAATGGAAGAATCTTATATACTTTTGCATCTCTACGATTCTTGTATCTAGTATCTACGGAGAAAGGAACTGTAGGATGTTTAATCCAACCTTTAACATCACTGGCATAGTCAACAAAAGCATGATAGTCTACACCATCAAAAGGGATAGGATCTAATAATTTTGTGCTACCAATAGAAGAAGTTAATACTGCTATTTTCAAGATTCAATACTCCTATGTTCAGCATTTAATTCTCTAATAAATTTAATTAAAGGACTACCACCAAAAGTTTCTAATTCATATAAATCTTTGTTTAAACAGTGACTATCCCAACCAAACTTACCATCTGGGCCAGGAACTTTACTATGCGATTGCCCGATTCTTTCATCTAAACCAACCATTTCTGCAAACTCTTCGTATGTAGATTCACATCCTTGTGCTTTATGCATTTTGTATATTTCGTTAAAGAAAGTCACTCTCATAGCAAGAAAAGCATTTTCAGAATACTTAACCATTGCAGCTGTTCTTATATCTGTATATCTAATATTTTTTACATGATTTAATCTTGATTTAAATATATGTCCTACTGTCATAGCAGAATGTTGATCCCCACCAATTATAAAAAACTTTTGACTTTGAAACATTTTAATTGGATTTGATTTATTAAGATATTCTGGACTATGAACTATTCCTATATTTTTATATTTTTGAGATGCATCGTAGTAAAAATCGGGAGTTGCTGTTGATTTACAACAAACTGGTGTTCCTTTTACTACGTGTTGATTTAATTCATTTAAAATAGAATCTAATAACTTAAACCCTTCAGCTTTTGGAGTGTCAACTGAAACAAATATAGCATCAAACTTAGTATCAGGATAGTCAGATATTTTATTATCAGTAAATTTAGGATCTATAATTATTTTCTCTTTCTCTGAGAAAAGTGATGCGATGGCAGATCCTACAAATCCATGACCGACAATCATTACTTTATACATAATTTTACCTCAAATGTTTTGATTTACAATAATTAACTTCCTTTGATAATTTACTAGAATAATCTGAAGAAGAACTATATTGTAAGGATATTTGTTCTGAATGAACTCTGTTAGAAACTAATACATCATGAAGATATATTGGATCCCCAAATATGTTTTTAATATGGCAGTATATCTCACAATCCATCATCATAACTAATTTTTCATCAAATTTTATTTGATCAAAAACTTTTTTCTTCACTGCCATTACAGATGGTGAACTAATAGTATTAACTCCCTCTATTAATTTATCATTCCATCTGGGATATAAATCCCAATAAAAACTATGTCCATCATCTTGTGTATGATTTGAACCACACACTAACCAATCATGTTCATCATCAAATGAATCATATATTTTTTGTAAAGCTTCATCATCATAGAAGAAATCATCTTGAAACATTACCTTAATTATATCACCAGAACAATGATTTATGGCATTATTAGTATTTGCTGGCCCATTACCTCTATCATTTTTATTTTTAACGTATAATATATTTAATTTGTTTTGAAAATCTTCGATAACATCTACCAATTTATCATCTTTACTATGATCTGAAACTACAACTTCAAAATCTTTAAATGTTTGTATTTCTAAAGTTCTAAAAAGATCATCTAAAAATTCATTCCCTCTCCCTTTAGATTCACAAGTAGGTATTGCAATTGATATTTTCATAATATTCTCCAATTACTACGGTATAAGTCTTTTGTATCATGATCAAGTCCTTTACCAAACCACTGTTTAGGTGCAATGACTTTACCTCTATTTCCTAACCAAGCACCCCACCAAGAAAAAGAAGAGTTTGCAATGATGAAATCATCACACATACTCATCAAACATAAATCATAAGATTGATCATTATCTTCTGAAACAAGAAATCTATCATCACTAAAAATCTCTTGTTCTTTACACCACTTAGTATCATCAGAAAATATAATTACTTGTCTATCATCATCAAATAATTTTAAAGATCTCTTATAATAATCTAAAGGTAGTGGTGGATGATTATGTGAGTTAGTTATAAAATCCCCTCTTCTGATATGTAATGCGATTGGATTATTTACATTTTCAATCACACTTTGACAAGAAGATACTAATTCATCTTTAAATTTAAAATCATCACGAATTTCATTTTCAATATCCTTAAAATATTTTTCAGATTGAAAAAATCCCCATAAAGAAAAATCTTCTTTAGGAGATATATCAAAGATAGTTTTATCGTAATGAAAATGTTTTTCTTCAATGTATTTTTGGGTATCTACAAATCCAAAATCATTTAAACTTTTTAATTTAAATATATCAAATAAAAGTATAGTGTATCTATTTCCAATACCATCATCAAATACATTTTGGTGATTTGGAATTTTAAAAGACACTTTTAATTTTGATGCTACAGATTTTGTTATAGCATACTGAAACATCTGATTTCCCAATTGACCTAATTGGCCAAGATGATTAAATCCTACAGTCATTAATTAAGATTCATACTAACTGTGTTTTCTTCACTATACATCTCTTTTGATATCTCCCATGCGATCCACCCATAAGTTTTTCGTATACCTTCCTCTAATGATTGTTCATAATCCCAATCTAATTCTTTTTTTATAAGATCATTGTTAGAATTACGACCCATAACACCACGAGGTGCACTTAAATCATAAACTTTAGTGACTACTTTATTTGCAACTTTAGCAGTAATATCAACTAACTCATCTATTGTTACCATTTCTTCAGAACCAATATTAACTGGGCCTTGAAAATCAGAATCCATTAATCTACGAGTTGCTTCGATACACTCATCGATATAGAGGAATGATCTAGTTTGCTTACCATC